TCTATCCAAAGAACTTGATGGGTCAATTCCATATATTATATTAAAAGCTGCACTTGCTGGAAGACCTGAAGCATTTAATAAATTCATTAAAATTTTTCTTCCTGTTTTAGTTCCAAGAGTTGCAACTGCTCCACCACCTATTCCTGCATCCATTAACATTCCACTTGTTCCATCAGACCCATCGTCTGCTACTGCGGCTCCAGTTGATCCAGCTAGTATGGCTAAAATTTTTGCTGCAGCTTTACCTTTAGAACCACCACTATTAGAAACTGTATTAAGTTTTTTAATAAGTTCTACTTGTTTAGCATTAGTTTTTGCATTTTCTATATTTTCTAAAAATGTATAACTTTTTTGAATATTTGTTTTGTCAAGATTAGAAACATTTCCTTTAGTCCATTTATCTTTTAATTTACCTTCATCAGTAAAATATTGATTAACAAATTTTTTTGTTTCTTTTTCTGTCATATTAGAAAACTCATCAAACATATCCATAGATTTAGTTTTTTGAAAAATTTCTCCGTATGGTTTGTTATTACTTAATGTAACTGTTTTATAACCATCGGAATCTGCAACGTACTTCATCAATTTATTATCTTGTTCTGCTAAAAGTTTTTTCTTTTCGTTTTCTGGTAAATTACTTTTTTTAATGTTTTTAATTTTATTTTCAGCTACATCTATTTTATAATCAAGATCAGTGTATTTACTCTCTCCTTCAGCCCCTGACATAGACTGGTTAATTTTTTGTGGTGTATAAATAATATTGCTTGGTTTTATTTTAACATCTGGATTATCAATATTTTGTGAATGACCTTTGTGAATTTTGTCGTCACCAGTTTTAAAACTTTCTACTCCCCCACGTTCACTAATTTTTTTTGTTCTTTCCTTATTATCTAAATATTTTTTCTTTTTTCTCTCGTCTAGAGTTGTAAGATCTGGCGGTGCATTTTTAATAGGAGTTGTTTTTCTATAATCTTTTACAGCGTTAACAGCATCTGCTTTAGTTCCAAAATCAGTAGTCAATACTACTTTGTTTTTGACAATAATTTGTGGTTTATATAAAGTTTTTTCTACACCTGTTTTTTTATAAGTTTCTGGTCTGTTTTTACTTCCAGTTACTTCTACAAATTTTTGTTCAATAACATTTTCTAATTTTTTAGGACTACCTACTTTAACTAAAAATTTATCGCCATCTGCACCACCACCAAATTGAAATTCTATTCGTTCATCTTCCTGTTTATTAAAAGCAACTAATTCTTTAAATGCACCATCTGTATTTCCAGCTAGTGCAACACGATTATAATAACCTTTAGCTCGGTTAAATTTTGTAGTTTCATCAATCATAGTAAGTCGGGTCGTAATCCGGTAAATTATCACTTGCAAATTGATCCGGATTTTCATTCATTTTTTTTAACGTTTGTTTTTTTTTAATAGAATTAGAAATATCTTTAATTAAAGGTTTTTGACCACCTAGTGTTGAAAGTTCTGATGTATCAGAATATAAATCTTTAACATTACCGGTTGCGTTTTCTCCAAACTCAACCTGATAGTCATCTGGTGAATACATTTGTCCTTCTGGAATAGATTCAACTGCTTCAAACTCATCTAGGGGTTTAACACCTTTAGTTCCTTCATCTGCCTGACCTACTACGTATCTCATATCAACGCCTTCACCCATTGCAGTGTTTTCACCTGAATAATTTACGTCAACATTACCTGATCTTGTGTCATAATTAACTTCAACTTTACCAGTCGGTGTATCTAATGATTTAACAATTTGACCATCCATTGTTGCATTTTTTTTTGTAATATCTAATCCATCAGCTAAAACTTTATTAACCATTGGTTCAAACCATGCTGGTGCGCCAGATCCTTCTGCTATTTTAACTACTTCAGGAATAGCTTTGGTTGTTGCTGTTTTACCTAATAGTTTTAATGCACCGGTTTTAAGTGCAGCTATAGCTCCAACCGTTCCACCCACTACTTTTAAAAATCCTCTACGTGCTAAATCAACACCTTTACCTTTTGAATAACCTTGTCTTAAGCCAGCAATACCACCGTCTGCAAATTTAGAGCTTAAAAATACACCGCCTGTTTTTTTTCCAGTAAAAGGATCCATTTCACCACCTACTGAAAATTTTAAATTATCTTTATCAAAGATATTTTTTTTATAACCTATTGTACCACCCATATTATCAGTAAATAAATTTGTGCCTTTTAATGTTACTACACCTTTATCTTTAGTAGTATTTGATTTTCTTCTAAGAGTTCCATCAGCATTATAAGTAGGGCTACCATCTGAATCTAATATTAAATCTCCAAAAAATGTTTTTTCAAAAAGAGGAAAAGATGCACCCGCATTTAAACTAACATTGTCACCACCTTCTAAAATTGATTTAGAAATATCTGCACTAAATATTCCGTCATTGTAACTCAGTTTAGGTGTTAGATCAGAACTTATATTTGTTTGTCCATTAAATGAAGTAATGTCATAATTTCCCTTAAGTCCCACATCAAGGTTGTCTATAATATTTTTAAGTTTTTTATTTTTAATTTTTGGGGCTATCATATCAAACCCATCAGAAGTTGCGCTAGCTTCTGTGAATTTTGAGGGTAGCTTAAAGTTTTTATCTAACTTTAGTTCTCCAGATCTATAACCATCTGACTCTGTCATTTTACCTTTTAAGTTATTATTATAATTAAAACCAAGTTCAGTATTTAATATTTCACCATCATTACTATCAATCATGCCTGATAAATCTACACCACCGAAAGTATAATTACCTTTACTTGTTAATTTACCTCCTTCAATATTATCACTACTAAAATTTAAATTACCAAGATCAAAACTACCACCTGTTACGGATTGTTCACCTTCAGTATTTAAAGATCGTTTTAAAGTTAAACCATCGATTGGACTAATTTCAAGATCAACTTGTGCTTGATCAATTGCCTTTTTAAGATTTTCTTCATTAAGAGTTCCTGTTTCTTTATTGATAATTTCTTTTTCTGGATATTTTATATCTAACTCTAATATTTTGTTTTTAACTAAACGTTGTTCTTTCATTTTTTTAAATCGTTTAAAAGGCGTGTTTCGATCAATAATACCGTTTTTCTTTAAAGTTTGAAACTCTTCAACCATTTTAAACATTTCATTTTCTTGTTCTTTTTTTCCTTTTTCAGTTTCATAATATTCATTTAAAGAAAGTTCGTATTCTTTGTCTCCTAGCCGCCCTGGTGAAAACTTATCTCGTGTAGGTTTTGTTTCAAATATACTCGTATATTTATCTAATGATTTTTTATTTAATTCTTTTACTCCTTCTTCTAAAATATTTTTGTCTTCTTCAGTTTCTTTTTCAAGCATTTTTTCAATTGATTTGTTTAATTTTTTTTCATAAAATTTTTTAAAATTTAATCCATCTTGAAAACCAATACGACCACCGTCTGCTAATCCTTTTAAAGTTTTAGGAGATGTTGTTTGTGTTTCTAAAAACGCATTAATTTTATCTTTGTTGTTTCTTATAATTTCAATAACAGTTTCTCTTTCAACACCTTGTTCGCGTAGCTTGTTACCTTTTTTAATCATTTCGTTGTATAAAAATTCATTACTATCTTTACCTGTGCCGTACATACCTTGTAACAAGGTCATTGAATCTTTTTCAAACATATCTGGTGTATAGGGTTTTGATTTTGGAACTAAAAGTCCTTCGTTAAACGGAACTCTAATATTGTCATTATCTTCACCAAGTAAATAATTTAATCCTGTAGAAGTTGTTGCTTGTGATCCGGGGGCCGTCATTCTTGTTCTAGCCATCAAGGCATCCGAACCATGGCCAATGTCTGATAAGTCAGGTTCAACCATTGCTTGACCACCGCCATAGTAACCAGCACGTCCGCCAGTTGCATTTGGATCTCTGTCTCCTGGATCAAAATCTTTAATAATTTTTTTCTCTTTAGCGTCCTTTTTTATAGATTTTTCTACTGCTTTATCCATATCTAGTTGAAGATCAAATGAAGCTAATTCTTCTACTTCATCTCTAGTCATTAATCTATTGTCACCAGATGATTCCATTTCTTCAAATTTTTTTTCTAAAAATCTTTTTCTTTGTGGAGTGTAAGAACCAGGTTCAGGATCTAAGTTTCCTTTTTTATATTCTAGTTCCATATCAGCAATGTATTGTTTATGTTCTTTTCTTAATTTGTTTGCAGACTCAACTGTGCCATCAAAATCATTGGTATATTCTAAACCTCCAATATCTATGTCAAGTTCAGCAATCTCATCTTCATCCAACATTCTTGATTTTTTTGGTTTTTCAACGGTATCAAAATAACCTTTTCCAAATTTTTTATCTACAAGATCTTGCACAATTTCGTCATCTGTTTTTTTAGGTTTAAACATTGCTTCTCGTTCTTTCATAAGCTCATCTAGTCTGTTGCTAGCGTTATTAATTTTTTCCATTTGGCCTTCAATTGTTTTTATACCCTCCTCTTTTTTTGGTTTACCATATTGTTTTAATGGATCTTTGGGATTAAACGGTACACCTGTATCATCGATTGGAAGTTTGATTACAGTGTCATCAAACACTTCATCTTTAATTTTTATATTTTCAATTCCTTTTTTAGATTTAAAAAGACTATCTATTTGTTTTTTAAAAAATTCACTAAGTTCACCAAATTCATTTTTAGCAAATTGCACAATAGCTTCTTTGTTTAGACCTCTATCTTTAAGAGATCGTGCTGCTTTTAAAAATTGTAAAAATGCTTCGGCTTTTTTTGACATGCTTAATAGTACTCTCTTTTCCTAGTTGGTTTTATTTCATCTTCGTAATCTTCTGGATGGGGTAAAAATCCTCCCTGCCTGAATCGCATGATGGCCATAGTCATACTGTCAACTAAGTCGTCATGATCGCCATATGGAAATGACGCGCATTCTTCGATCATTTCTTCTGCAAAATGCTCGTCAGGGGCCCAAATTAATCCGGCCTCAAACAGCGGAGCACAAGAATTTACTCGTACGTGTTTATCATTACCACGACTTGGGGTAAATGTCATCACTGGAATGTCCATTTGTCTAAGTTCGTGAGTTAACGGAGTTCCAGATGCTTTTTGCTCAACAATAACCATATCAGGATTCCAATATTTATATTGCTCTAACGCTTCACGACGCAATTCTGGAAATTCAAAACGATCTTTTAGTGAATCTAGCAAAATTATATTTGGTTTGCCTCCTTCTTCTGGATAAAATATTCCCCAAGTAGTAATCGCACTGTAATCGGCTGTTTCTTTTTTTAAAAACGCAGTATCATAGCTTTGAATAACGTAAGTAACGTCTGGAAGGTCTTCATGTTTCCATTTTTTCCACCATTCACGTTTAATTAACGCTCCTTCTTCAGAAGTTGGCTCTTGCATCCATTGTGCGTTCCATTTTCCAACAGGTAGTGTTGCTTTTACACTTTCTAATTCTTTTAATGCCCAATATTCGGGCCAAACAGGTCTTTTCTTCTCTCCGTGGTCCATGATTGCTGGAAATTCAACCACTTCCCACTGATCACCTTTAACTTTTTTCTGATTATCTAATAAAATACCTGTTAAATCTTTTTTACTCCACCTAGTCATGACCAATACTATTTGACCACCTGGTTGAAGCCTTTGGCGTGGACCTGATGTGTACCATTCATAAGCATTGTCAAAAGCATTAGCTGACATTGCGTCTTGCTCCGAGTGCGGATCGTCAATTATTAATAAGTCAGCACCCCGTCCAGTGATTGCACCACCGACACCAGCAGCGAAATACTCGCCGCCTTGTGCTGTCTCCCACCTCCCAGCGGCTTGTGAATCTTCTCTTAGACTTGTTTCAAATATTTTAGAATATTCTTCACTATCAATCAAGGTTTTTGCTTTACGACCAAACCTTACAGCAAGTTCACCTGTGTGCGTTGCTTGAATAATCTTGAGTTTTGGATTACGGCCCACCATCCATGCTGGAAGCAAGTAAGAAGCAAACTCAGACTTAGTATGTCTAGGTGGCATGTTAACAATTAGTCTATTAATTTTTTTATTTGCAAGGTCATTAAATTTTTGAGCTATAACTCTGTGGTGCGCGCCTTCAATAAACTCTGGCCAAACAGCTTTTGTAAACGACATAAAATCATCTTTTGCTTTTCGCTGAATTTTTTTTTCGGCATGCATAACTTTAAATCTTTTATACTGTGCTCGAATATCGGAAGGTAACTTATCTATTTCTATATTTTTTTTCATAAAAAATTTTTTATAATTTTTTGCACCTTTTTACCAGTGGAGAAGTATTATACCACCCTTAACTGTCTAAAACAAGCAATACAACCTGAAGTAGTGGGACCCCTTTTATATTTAAGGTGTATCGTTTATATAGATACAAAACTAAACCCAACTAGGTTTGGTACCTCTATTGACTATGTAAATTGTGTGTGTAAATTTTATTAATTCTGTGAGTGTGACCCAACAGGGTCACACATGTTTGTAACTCGGTTAGTCTAGCAATGTCATGTATGCACTTGCATTAAGTCTACTGAACTTAGACAATTTCTTTTGCATTGTATTATAATCTTCATCGAACTCAGCTGTCTTGATCTCGATGTATAACTTGTGCTCTTCTGGTGTCAGCAATACTGATTGACCAGAGTAAGGGTTGGTTGCCTTGATACAATTGTTTAGTTCCATATTTTCTCCTGTATTTGTTAATAGCATTATCCTATACTATCCCCCATTGTTGTCAACTGCTATTATCTTGGTTTGCATATATGGATTGCCTCGCCAATCTGTTGTAGGTTCCTTGACTACATCTATTGGAGTTTCGAGAGCCTCGAGTCTTGGCGCAATGGCTATGACTTCTCTTACATATTTATTAGCAAAGTCATTGTAACAACCTTGACTACAAAAATTAGAGTACATGTTATAGCGCTCGCCACTATTCCATTGGTCCTGTTTTACTTTCCTAGTTCTTAGGACCTTGCTACCCTTAACACCTCTTATTCTATCCTGTGTATGAGAGGTATGGCAACTTGGTCCATGACACCAAACAAAATTACTCATGAGTTATCCCCCTCGGTCATTTGAAATCTAGCTAAGATTTTAGCATGGCTTTCTAAAGTTTTTTCTAAGACTTTAATTCTATCTTCTAAGAACTTTATTTTCTGTCGTTCAAATTGCTCAGCTTTGTTTTGTGTTCTTATTAAATCTAAAGCTTCAAAATCTACAGTCATTATTTATCTCCTTTTAACCATTGTTGGTGTTGTCTTTCATATCTTCTTAGTCTTTCATTTTGGTCTACCCTTTCATTTAAGTCTGGGAACATTAACAAAAATTTAACTGTAAATAAACCTATGATTGATAAACCTATCCATGCCTCAACATAGATGGCAATTATTACTCCTAAGAATATCATTGCGAAATGCAATGCAAAGTATAATGCTTTCAACATTAGTACCTCACTTTCCAACTGCCTTTGGCAGTTCTATAATTGTCTGCGTCCATGTCAAAGTATGTCATTAATTTTGCACCTTGTTTGCTAGTCCAAAATCTACATTTGTCAGTCCACTTTGC